GCGCTCACCACGGCGCTGCTGGACCACTACGCACGCGGGTATGCGCTGTATGAGGACGCGATCGGCAAGGGCGTCGCGCGTGAGCTGGCGCGCGCCTTCCTGCCGGGCTTCTCGGTCTACTACACGTGGGTCGTGAAGGCCGACGCCCACAACCTGATGCACTTCCTGAAGCTGCGCATGGCCGAGGAAGCGCAGCACGAGATTCGCGTGTATGCGGAGGCGATCTACCGCGAGTTCTTCACGCCGCTCTTGCCGTGGACGGCTGAGGCTTTTGAGCAGTTCGTGCTATTCCGGTAGCGCCTGCTGCCGCGTCCAGTGCTCCAGCCGCGCTCGTGCGATCGCCGCGTATTCGGCTTCTCGTTCGACGCCGACGACGGTGTGCCATCCTGCGAGCGCGGCTCCGATGCACTCCGATCCACTGCCGGCGAACGGCACGAGGATGCGCGATTCGACGTGTGGCGGAGGGAGGATGAGCGTTGCGAGATATTGCGTAAGCGCAAGAGGCTTTACGGTCGGGTGATGATTGCGACGAGGAATGTCCTGTCGTGTATTGCTGATTACACGTCCAAGCCCACCTCCAGATTCATTGCCGAAAGCTGGAGGTCTTCCATCAAATCCATCCAGCCCCGCTTCTCTCTCGCGTCTCCCGGCCTTCGCGGCGTAAAAGAATCGCGCGGCATCTCCGAGGACGTCGGACGTCTCGTCGCTTCCGTCGTGAATGATGTTCGCTGGCCAGCGGCCGATTCTTGGTTCGGACGCCGGGAACGGCTTGCTCTTGTTGTATTTGATGCCATCGCCCAGCGTTTTGTGCGCCGACGTAAACACGACATCGGTCCCAACTTTTGCCCCGTCCACGTTGATCGCCCCGCATCCATGCGCGAGGCAGTTGCTGGCGACGGTGCCGATGAGCGGTTTGCGCGCGACGATGACCGGCTCCCACGCAGGCTTCAGCGCTGTGCCGTATCCCTGCCATGCGCGTGCGTCGTCGGTTGCGGGAGCGGTGATTAGTCCACTGCTTCGATCTTGGAACCATTCGGCGGCTGCAATCGCCCCGCTGTGAGGGCGATAGTTTGGATTTACACTCACCATCTCCCGCTCCGCTCCCGCCTCGCGGTCAATCGCCTTGCTCACGTCGTGCGATTTCGGGAAGCCGCTGCCATACATCCACCCGATGGTGTCGCGGATTTCGAAGCCGGCATCTTCGATGGCCACGGCGATGCGGTGAAACGTGCGCGTGCCGCCGAATGCGAGAAGATGCGCGCCGGGTGCGAGGAGCGATCCGATCGCGGCCCACGTCTCAGCGCGAAACGACACGCCGCGCGAGTCCCACGACTTGCCCATGAAGCCAAGCTCGTAAGGTGGATCGCACAGCACGGCGTGGAAGCGCGGCCCGCGGTAATGCGCCGCGAAGCGCAGGACATCTCCATTAACGATTCTGTTCACTTGTCTGCAATCCTCCACCGTGTGATTCTCCCCGTTTTGCGCGACGTGACGAGGCCGCGCTTCTCCATTTCCTTCAGCGCCTTCATTGCGCGCTCGTATGTCCAGCCTTTTTGCTCCGCGAACCACGTTGTGGCGAACTCGTCGTCACGCGGGATGTCCGCCCCGTATTCGTCGGCGATGGCGAGGAGCTTTGCGATGTCGAAACGCTCGACACGATCCGCTCCTGCATCGGCACGCTCCACATGAGTTTTTCCTTTTCCCATTCCCCCCTCTTGCTGATCGATATCAGCCACGTGCCGACCGAGAAATACTCGCGCCGGGTGACCCTGTGCGTGAACGCCGTCTTCAGCTGCCACGCTGGGACGACGGCTCCCCAGCACGTCGGGTAGGCGTCGCCGGTGTCGGCAAAACGATGCACGTGCCCTCGGAGCACGATGTGCGTATCCGGACGCTCCATCAGCATGGCCGCGGTTTCGCGGCGGATCGCGCCGCCGAACAACCGCGGATCGTCTCCGCCTCCGCCGACGTGATGGGCGACGTCGAAATGCACGCCGGCCACGTCTAGCAGCAGGTGATACCAGGCTGCCATGCCCGTGGACGGATCGCGGCGTGCGCCGATTTCGCGGCCGATGCTGTAATCCGTCGCCGCGCCTTTCCCGCTGTGCGCTTCCGTCCCGCGAACGACGTAGGACTCGGAGGCGAGTGAGACGAGCGGGGCGATGACGTCTAACGCGGCTGACGCTTGCAGTTCGGGCGATTGCGCGAGCAGCTGCGTGGTTTCGTGGTGCCGGCCATCGACGAATTCGCCCATCCACAGCACGACGACGTGGTAGCGCCTGCGCCGAAGCGCACGGACGCGCCCTACCAGGTCTGCCCACCGCTCCCATAGCCACCGCTGCGCATCGTTGGGCATGTAGACGCCCCCGTCCTCCAGCCGCACGCCCTGCGCCGGGCACAGCGCAACGGACGATCCTACGTGCAGGTCGCCGACGGGCACGACGACGATAGGCGATCTGGCGTAGGGCATAGGCAGATTATGGCCGATTTTTTGCAAAACTCGTGCAAAACTCGTCGTCGAAACCCCTTGACATGTGATAGCGTATGCGCTATATTAGTCACATCGACGAGCACTAAGGCAAGTCGAACAACCAGAGGAGACCAGACAACCGTGACCAGCAAGACCAACATCCACAACTTCGGCAAGTTCGGCGCGACGCTCAGCAGCTACACCGGTCGCGATGGGATGACGATCCGCTACGACGAGAGCGCCTACCGCGCGGCGATGGCGATGACGGATGATCGATTCGACGCGGCCTACTACGGCTGGATGCAGGATGCGCCGAAGCTGGCGCGCGCGGCCTACGCTGTGGCCTTCGCCAACCGCGCGGCCAACAGCTGGCGCGCAGCCTAGTCCGAAACGCCGCGAGTGCGACGCGGTGTCTGCTGGTAGAGCCAGCACTGACGAGGACACACAATGACCAAGACCTACACAACCACCAAAGAGCAGCAGGCGGAGCAGGCGCGCATCCTGCAGACGATCGAGCGCACGATCGGCGAGATTCGCACAACGCGCAGCGCGCAGATCGCACGCGAACGCTACGTGCTGACGCAGAAACGGATCAAGACCGCACGCGAGAATTGCGACATTGATTTGCCGGATGCGCGCCGCTTGCGCGATGCTGCGGACGATGCTATGGCGATGGCTCCGTGCCCGTGGACGATGACGCTCGCCGATCGGCTGATTTACTAGACCATCACACGCCGGGCGAGTGCGACGCCCGGCGCAGGAGACTAACAGACATGATCATCACTCCCGACACCCTTTACGTTTATCTCGACGAGGACGGCCACGCCGACGGCATCACCGACAAGCCAGACTTCATGCGCGTGTTCCACAGTGTGCCGTACACGGCGACAGGAGAAACGTGGTCGATGGGCATCCAGCGCATTTGGGTCGTGTATGACCCGGAAGACGGCAAGCGGATCATGTGCGCCTTTGGGACGAAAAACGACATGAACGCATTTGTCGCGGAAAGCGGCTGGAACGACACAGGCCGCATGATGCTGAACTGGGACTACCGGTAGCACACACACGCCGGGCGAGTGCGACGCCCGGCGCAGGAGACACATGATCAACACTGACACAATCCGCAACGGCTGGGCATTCGCGTACGCCATCCACACCGAGAGCGCGTCCGATCGATCCACCATGAGCAGGATCGTGGTGAACGGCCGATTCGCAGACAGCGCCGAGCCGTATCATTTCTGGTGGCAGCACATCCTCGGCATGTGCGAGGAAGCGGAATACACGGCCGGCAATATCGACGTGCCGGTCGGCACCGAGACCGAACTGTGGACGTGGGAGGTGCGCGACATCGAAACGCTGCTCGTCTTGCGCACAACGGCGCACTTCCAGCCAGTCCTCATCGGAATCGACGAGTCCGGCCGATTGCTGGGTGTAGAGGACGGTCTGTCTCGCCTGTGGATCGAGGACATTGTCGGGCAGTTCGCGGCAGGAGCGGATTCCGGCGAGCACCACGGCATCACATGGTCGGCGCATCGTGTGCGAAACGGCCACATCATCGACGCCGATGCATTCCGCGCTGCGCTGATCGCGTAGGCCGGCGCAGCAGCAAGCCCCGTCATTCGGCGGGGCTTGTTGCGATCATCGTTCTTCCATGATGGCGCGCAATGCCGTCCGCCGATCCTCGCGCGCCTGCGGGCTGTCCCAGGTGTGCCAGCGCAGCAGGCTCGTAAATCTGTCAGCCGACACTTTGGTCATCATGCCGAGGTCACACATCATGTCGATATGAGCTTGAGCGCGTTCATAGCAGCTCCTCCGCAGCGAGTGACGCTCCATCGCGCTTCGCATGTGCGGAAACAATCCCGGCATCATGCGGCACGTGTAATCCATCTCACGCATGAGCAGACGATGTGCCGTACGTCGCATCTTTCGCTTTTTCATCGCGCCTCCCGCACGGTCGTGATGCCGGCCTTGTCCTCAATGTCGATGAGCCAGTCCGCGAAGATGTCCACGTCGGAGGTGCGGATGTATCGCAGCGTCGTTGCCTCGTGTGGCCTGATCTCCTGCTCGAATGCCAGCTGCGAAGGGCGCACGACGCTGCGATATGGACGCTTGCACTCCACCAGGAGCGTCACGCCCGTCTTCCACGCGATGATGTCCGGCACGCCGACGAGCTCGCCGCGCACAGCCGCCGGCTGGCTCAGCTCACGCACCATCCAGCCGTGCACGCGCAGGCGCGCAACGATCGCGCCCTGCACGTTGCGCTCGGTGGCGTTACTCCTCGGCGGCATTCGTCACCTTCATCATCAGCATGATGGCGATGTGGATCGTGAACATGTCCTCATACGACGCGACGATCTTGCGCGCCGCGGCGTGCAGCGCGATCACGTCTCCGCCGGCCTCCTGCAATGCTTTCGCCGTGCGCTTTGCGATTTCATCCGTCACTGAGCACAGTGAAACCGGCGCGCCAACCATAGATACTTCTGGGACAAATTTCGTGCTGGATACTGCGTATCCGGCATAGACAGTCGTCGATCCAACAGCAGCGAGCGCGCGCACCGTTGTTGCGTCTGGCGTTTGAATGTCAATGAAAATTCGCGGCTTCAAAACGGCACATCCTCCGGCTCCTGCACGCCTTCGGCCGGCGACAGCATCCGCATGAGCAGGCAGTCGATCTCGAAGGACGATCCGTGCGTGCCGTCTTTTTTCTGATAGACGCGAGGCCCACCGGTTGCGGCATCAACGCGCAAGCGCCCTTCCACGAGCACCAGCTTGCCCTTGCGCAGGTATTTTGCTGCTATGGCAGCCTGCCCGTCGTAGACGTTCACGCGGAACCACGTCGTCTCCTTCTGGCGCGCGCCGCTGCGGTCGGTGTATCCGCGATCCGAGGCAATGCTGAACGAGCACACGTCAGCGCCGGCTTGAGTTTTTGAGGACTCCGGATCGCGGCCGAGGCGTCCTACGATTGTGATTTTCTGGAACATGATTTCTCCTTCTGCTTGATGCGAACGCGCCGCGCTGCTAGGCGGCACTCCTTGGAGCAATAGTCGGTGTGCCCGCCGCGTTCTGGTCGCTGCGCCTGCTTGCCGCAGTGCTTGCACACGGCGATGCTGACGAGATGCGAAGCGCCGGCCAACTTGCACAGTCGCGTGATTTTCCCGCGATACCAGCCCATGGCACGCTCCGCCGCGCGCATGTCGTAGTTCGCGTCTTCGAGGATCTCTCGCAGGCGCTCCGGGTCGTACATGGATGCGCGGCATTTCTGGTAGTAGTCCTGCAATCCCCAATTCTTGATCGCTCTCCAGATTGCTGATTCGCCTTTGCCGAGGATTTTCGCTGCGAGGTAGACGCGGCCGAACGTCTTCCACAGCGCGTGTTTCACCTGGAGCTCGAGGTAGTCGCGATCCACCGGCTCGACCTCGCGCCCGGCCTTCCGCATGCGCTGGCGGTATTTGCGCATGTTCGAGCGGTTGGTCATGATCCTGCGGCACTCGTCGGAGCAGGCTTTGCGGTTGTGCGATGTCGTGTGGAAATTGTGCCCACAGATGGCGCAGCGCCGAGGCTTGGTGTATTCGCGCCGGACATCGGCCGTCATGCCCATCCTGCGCCCGTAATGGTAGAGAGACTGGGAGCAGATGTGCAGTTCGGCCGCCGCCGCGCGAATGTCGCCGTTGTGCCGGATGATCGTCTCGCGCTGTCGCTGCCGTTTGCGCGCGACCATCAGGTCCCACAGGCGCTTGCCGGGCGGGGCGAATGCGTTTCGGCGGGAGGACAGATACTGCGCCGTTTTGATCGGCATGCCGAGGCGACGGGCGATGGTCTTTAGCTCGTAGTCGCATTCGTCGGCAAGCTGGCGGAATCGCACGAAGTCGTTTTCTGTGTAGATGAATTTTCCCATTGTGGTAATTGTGGTTATCTAAACGTTGCCGCCGATTGTAGCAGCGGAAAAAGAAACACGCCCAGCGTGCGATGCTGGACGTGTGTTGGCGTGAGACCTAGAACGGGCTGTCCGCGTTTCTCAGCAGGTCATGCACGGTCTTGCCGATCATGCGCCCTTCTGCCTGTTCGCGTTCGAGGATACATTGATGCGTGGCCGCTGCCAATGAATTAGAAGAGCATTGATTCGTTTGACGAGCCATTCATCCGAATAATGATCTGGCAATAACCGCACAAGGCTCGCATCCCATGCGATATTAATCAATGCGCCGCAGGCCCATCGTGCCATAGCAGCGTGATCGCGGATGAGCACTCGTTCATCCCAAATCGTGTCGGCAACGGATTCGGCATACTCGCCGCTGCAACGGATCAAATGCTTGCGCGGCCCGGGGCTGTTGCGCGCTTCGAACCACCATCGATTGCCTGCAAGATCAAAAGAACAGGCGGGCCATATTTCAGGCCCCCTGTGAATAGTGATCGTCGGCTCGCCCCAAGCGTTGATTGTGCGAACCGAATCTGTCATCGTCCAATTGTCAGACATCATCACCTCGCAGCAGATCCTGCACCGTCTTGCCGATCATGCGACCCTCGGCCTGTTCGCGTTCGAGGATACGCTGAAGCCGTTGCAGGATGACGCGCTTGATTTCCTTTGCTTCGTCGGCCGCGCGCTCGTCGTTGTCGCGCTGTAGGTTTTCGTTAGTCTGCATAGTTATTTCCCCAGAAGGTCCCACGGGTCCCACATGCCCTTCGGATAATCGGATTTGCGGAACAGTTCGTCGGGCAGCTTGTCGCGTGAAGATTTGTCCGCCAGCGCCTGCCACGCGATGCGCGCCGACTGCCACATTTCGAGCTGGCGATCTGGCATGTCTTCGTGGAGAATTTCGTCGAGGCGAATGACAACGCGCCACCAGTAATCCGATGTTTCTGCCGTGTTGTCTTTTGCCAGCTCCGCGATGAGTTCGTCCTGCGCCTTGATCAAGTCCATCAGTTTTGCGATGATGCGCATTGATTTGTGGTCCATTTAGAAAACCTCCTCTGAATCGTCATCCTGCGTCCGCGTGTCGAGTCGCGGACGATCCGCACGGAAGCCGTCGGCCAGCTTCGCAATGTAGTCCTTCGTCGCCGGGCTGAGCTTTGCGAAATCGTCCTGCCGCTGCTGGATGGCAAGGAATGTCGTGCGCCATTGTGCGCGTGGCGTGTCCAGCTTGTCAGTGTCGTGATTGCACAGGTTCGCCCATCCGAACGATTTGATGCAGTGGAGGCAGAGATCGACCGCGCGCTTCGGCAGGCGATGCCCTAACCACTTGCGCCGGCCTTCCTCGTCGAGGTCTCGCCCCTGCATGCGCGCCATGTCCATGACAACGCCGAACGCCTCGTGTGGGTCGATCTGCCCGCCCTCGCTGGCGCGGAGGATTGCATGCGCCTTTTCGCGGATCTGCGCAACGGTCGGGAACCACGAGGATTCCATGATGATCTGCTCGGCAGCCTGCGTCAGCAAATCGTCATCGATGTCTGACAGGTGCTTCGCATACATCTGATTCCGCATCATCAGTTGCTGTTCGCTGAGCTTGTCTGACTGGCTCGCGTACATGAGATTCAGCTGGACGAGGACGAATTGAAGTGTCTTTTCAGTTGCCATTGTTTTCTCCCAGGAATGAGACCGAGCGCATGATGCGATCGATCACGGAATCGTTGGACTTGCTGCCAACATGTGAGCGGTTGATCTCGGCGTA